GTCCCGCTGCTGCAGGCCGGCTTCAATGCGCTGGTCGACCTGGAGAAGATCAGCGGCGGCAGCGCCGAGTCGTTTCTGAAGAACTCGGCCCGCACGGTCGTCTTCAAGTTCGAGAAGGACAGCAACCCGCAGGCGATCACGCAAAACGCAGACGGCTCCGACAGCGGGAAGAGCGTCGGCGAGGTCATCGAGGAGAAGACCGAGCGCCTGAACAAGAACCTCGACGCCTCGATCGCGCTGGCCGGCGGCGACGCCACGACGCTGCAGACGCAGCAAAGCGACCCGACGAAGCCTTTCGAGGTGGCCGCGAACCTCTTTGCCGCCTCGGTGCAGTTGCCGTTCACCATCCTCTTCGGTCAGCAGACCGGCCGGCTCGCCAGCGACCAGGACAAGCAGGACTACATCGCGCGCGCCGTTGGGCGCCAGTTGAACGAACTGACGCCGATGCTGGAAGAGTTCATCTCCCGCATGCAGGCGGCCGGGATCATCGAGGCAGGGGAATTCGAGGTCGAGTGGCCGCCGCTCGACGCGCCGGGCTACGAGGCGAAGGCGGGCCAGCTGGGCAAGCTGACGGCGGCCATGCAGCAGGCGACCGCGGCCGGCCTGGCGGAGCCGCTCTTCGACGCGAACGAGCTGCGCGCCGTGGTGGACTTCGAGCCGCGTCCGGACGACGGCATGCCGCAGGAGGGCGACCCGGGCGTCGACCCGGCGGCCGATCCGACCGCTGACCCGGCAGCGCAGCAGCAGGCGCAGAAGCCGCGCGTGGTGGCGTCGCGATGAAGCTCAGCTGTCGTGAGGGTGAGCCTGGCTATGTCGAGTGGGCGACGAAGCATCGCCGTTCGCTGGTATTCCTCGATGGCGTTCGGCAGCGCGACGCGATCCGCTGCGACGAAGAGGCCGGAACGCTGACGCGCTACAAGCGCGACGCCGATGGCAAGCTGGTGCTGAATCGCATGCTCGACGAGATCGAGACCGAGGACTTGACCGGCGTCGTGCGGATCGAGCCGTTTGCAGTGGAGGCCTAGACGATGGGCGCACTCTCGCGGTACCTGCGCAACGTAGCCGGCGGCGGCCTGACCTTCTGGTGCGAGGGCTGCCGAGAAGCGCACACCGTCTGGGTGGGCGAAGGCAAGGGCCCACGCTGGACCTGGAATGGCGACGTAGAGAAGCCGGTGTTCGGGCCGAGTGTGCTGGTTACCGGCCACTGGTACACGCCGAAGGGCGAGGCCGACGAGCAGTCTTGGCAGGACGCGGGCTGCCCGCAACCGAGGCCGAACTTCGAGACAGCAGACACCCGCTGCCACACCTTCGTCGGCTGCAACGGCGCGCAGCCTGGCGAGATCATCTTCCTGAGCGACTGTACGCATGCGCTCGCCGGCCAGGTCAGGCCGCTCGCGCCGATGCCGGAGCCGCGCATCATCGAGGCGTGATGCCTCGCACGCGAGCCTCCCGCGACCCGCTCATCCCGGGTAACAAGAAGGACCGAACCGGTGCCGGCGGCATCCTTCGCCGGGCCGGCGCCGAGATCCGCAAGCGTTTTGCCGTCATCGAGCGCGATGTCCTGGCGCTCTTCGACGCGATCCCTACCTACGCGCTGAACGACCGCTTCGGTACGCCGGTGCGCTACGGCCTGACGCCCGACCGGCTCGCCGGCATCGCGCTCGAGCTGCAGGACACGGTGAAGCGCTGGCTCGCCGATGGCCGCGACGAGAAGGGCGCCTTCTGGTGGGACCGATACGTCGAAGACTCGACGCACCTCGGAACCGTGCAGGAGCAGGCGAACCTCTCGGGCCTGTCCGAGCAGTACGCCGGCGCGCGCTCGATCGAGGCGATCATCTTCTCCGAGCCGTACCGCGTGCGCATGGCGACCGCCAAGTTCAAGTCGTACGAGCACTGGACAGGCCTCGCCGCCGAGCAGAAGGCCGAGCTCGCGCAGGCGATCGGCGAAGCGGTGATGGACGGCCTGAACCCGACAGTCGCGCGGAAGAAGATCCAGGATCTGCTCGAGGTGAGCAAGTCGAAGGCGCTGGCCTACGCGCAGACCGACATCACCGACACGCTTCGCCAGGCTCGGATCGCCGAGGACCAGGCCGCCGAAGACGACCTCGGCATCCGCACCGGTGAACTCTGGACCTCGGCCCTGATTCCGACGACGCGGCCCTGGCACGCCAGCCGGAACGGACGGGTCTACACGCGCGAGGAGGTGAAGGCGTTCTACGCCGAGCGCGGGAACCGGTACAACTGCCGGTGCAGCGTCACCTCCTGCCTTCTCGATGCGGACGGGAAGCCGATCCTGTCGAAGCGCCTGCAGTCGGCGATGGCGAACGAGCGCAAGGCGTGGCAGGCGGTCCACGGCAAAGGGTGACGGCGCGGCGCGCTCCGTAGCATCCGCCAGCAACTCGACCAAGGGTTGCACATGGCTGCAAGGAAACGTGTTCACCTTCTGACGGCGGTCAACGCCAGCGCCGTATCGAAGGATGGCGGGAAGTACATCATCCGCGGCGTCTGCGGGGCGACCGACGACCTCGTGATGAACGGGATGCTCTACCCGGGCGACCAGCTGGCCGCCGCGGCGCCGGGGCTGAACGGCAAGCCGGCACCGGCCGGGCATCCGAAGGACTCCGGCGGGCGCTTCATCAGCGCCACGAACGGCGAGGCCCTGCTGTCGGCCTACATCGGCTCGATCTGCACGAACGCGCGCCACGAGGGCGGCCGGACGCTGGTCGATGTGGTCGTCAACGAGAAGCAGGCGCGGGCGAACGACGCTGGTGCAGCGCTGGTCGATCGCCTCGACGCCGCGATCGCCGGCACGAACGCCGAGCCGATCCACGTCTCGACCGGCCTGATGTGCGAGGTCGTCAACGCCGCGGGAGAGTCGCGCGGCAAGAAGTACAGCCGGATCGCCGCGAACATCGCCTACGACCACCTCGCGATCCTGCTGAACGACCAGGGGGCCGGAACGCCAGCCGATGGCGTCGGGATGTTCCTGAACGCTGCTGGGCATGAAGAGGCTGTCGAGGCAGGGCAGATCAGCGATCAGCCGGAAGACAAGCGAAGCGCCGGCCTGAAGCGCTGGCTCCTGCGCCTGCTCGGCAACGCCTCCGGCGACGTGAGTTTCGACGCGATCAGCTCGGGCCTCTACGCGCTGATGCCCGAAGGCGCATGGCTGCGCGACGTCTTCGACCGCTATGCCGTCTGGACCGACGCACAGGGCCAGATGTGGAAGCAGGACTACTCGGTCAGTTCGACCGGCTCCGTAGCATTTTCCAGTGACCCGGTCATGGTGACCCGCCGGGTTGAATACCAAGAGGTCACCAACTCCCGAAAGGACGACGACTCCATGAAGCCCCAGATCCTCGCCGCGCTCAACGCGGCCGGCATCAAGACGGACGGCCTGAGCGACGACGATCTGCTGGCCGCGTACAACTCTTTCGTTCGCAAGCCGGTCGAGGTCAAGCTCGACGCCGCGAACAGCAAGATCGCCGAGCACGAGGCCGCCGCTCGTGCCGCGGAAGAGCAGGAGGTCACCGCGCTGGCCACCGCGCTCGCCGTGAACTCGTCGCTCACGGTCGACGACCTGAAGAAGCTCGGCAAGGCCCGCCTCGTCGATCTGAAGGCCAAGGCCGCGCCGGTCATCACCGGCAACAGCGGCGGCCAGCCGGCCGACGAGTTCGCCGGCTACGACATGAACGCCGACCTCACCAAGTAAGGAGCCGACAACATGGCAGGCAACCGCATTGTCCGCAGCGCCGACGAGTGCATCCGGACCATCACCGACCGCACCGTCTCCGGTGCGCTTCTCCCCGCGACCGGCGTCTTCGTCGGTGCGACCTCCCTGACGCAAGCCGCTGCCCCGACCGGCGGCCGGCTCGCGCTGCTCGCGAACCGCGACTACTTCGGCAACTGGCTCGACTCGACCGACCCGCTGCTGACGCCGTACGCCTCCGGTGACTCGGGCGTCGCGATCATGCTCGAGCCGGACCTTGAGGTGTCCTGGGCGATGGCCGCGGGCACCTACACGAACGGGCAGGAGCTGACCGTCGGCGCCTCGGGCCGCCTGACGGCTGCCGCGACCACGAACGTCGTCGTCGCGTACTACGACCAGGCCGGCGCGACGCTGACCGCCGGCCAGATCGCCGACGTGTGCATCGCGAACTACTACACCAAGGCCTGACGGCTGATCCACAGGAGAACAGGACCATGTTCCGCTTCACCGACATTCAGGCCGCCGCGATCCTCGCCGCGCGCCGCTCGTTCAACGAGGACTCCGCAGCCCTGCAGGCCAACATCGCCCGCCGCGGCGAGGTGGTCGGCAACTCGATCGCGATCCCGGTCGACGCCTGGCGCCGCATCGATCAGCGCGCGCAGCTGATCGCGCGCAGCCGGCTCTCCGTTTTCAACGCGCTCGCCGCCGCGTCGACCATCCCGGTGTCGATCGGTGATCTGGTGAACTACTACCCCCAGATCAGCGATTCGAACGACGTGACCGTCACCATGGACGGGCGCAACTCGGGCAAGGCCGATCAGGCGAACGTCGCCTACGTCGGCACGCCGGTCCCGCTGGTCGCGACCGCGGCCCGCTTCGGCTGGCGCCAGATGGCCGTGATGATGAAGGGCGGCGGCGGCATCGACCTCGCCACCATCACCAACGGCCAGCGCAAGGTCGCCGAGAAGCTCGAGGACATGGCCCTGAACGGCCTGTCGAGCATCGTCGTCGGCGGATCGACGATCTACGGCCTGCGCAACCTGCCGCAGCGCAACACGGGCAACCACGGATTCGCGCTGGCGACCACGGCCACCGGTGCGAACTGGCTGACCGCCTTCACGCAGGCGATCAACCTGGCGATCGGCGACAACAACTTCGGCAAGGTGACCTTCTTCGTGAACTACGGCGATTACGTCGCCGCGGACACGAAGGACTACGCCGCGAACTACCAGGGCACGATTCTGCAGCGCCTGAAGGCGATCAACTCGGTGCAGGACATCATCCCGGCATCGTCGGTCCCGGCGAACGAGATCCTCGGCGTGGCCGACCTCGGCATGGGCGAGTGGGGCGGCATCCTGCAGGCCATGCCGCTGACCACGCGGCCCCAGGCGCGCAGCAACCCGGAGGACGACTACACCTTCCAGATGATGGCTGCCGCAGCGCCCCAGCTGCGCTACGACTTCTCGGGACAGTCGCCCTTCGTGCATCTGAGCTTCTGAGGACCAGGACCATGAAGGTGACTATCACCCATCTGAAGGCCCCGTGGCCGGCCGGAGCCGTCGTCGGCTCGGTCGTCGAAGTCGGCGACGCAATTCCGGCCTGGGCGCTCGGCAAGTGCGTGCCCGCGGCCGACGACGCCGAGGTGACCGTGCCCCCGGCCGCGGAAGCGACCGAGGCGCCGGCCACCGGCAAGAAGGCGAAGGGCTGACGTGATCACCCCCACGCAGGCGAAGCAGTACCTCGACCTGACGCTCGGCGTCGCCGTCCCCGACTTCATCGTCGCGGCGGCGGTCGACAAGGTCGAGGCTGCCGAGCCTGCGATGGTGGCGGCCGGCTACAGCGAGTCCGACCAGGTGCTCGTGCAGAGCATGGCGGTCGCGCTGATCGCCTCCGCCGGTGATCCGCGGCGAATCCAGTCCCAGGGAGCGCCTTCGGGAGCCTCCCGCTCGTTTAAGAACAGCGACGCCGCGCTCACCGCGCTGCGGCGCGCGCTGGCGGCGCTCGACACCGCCGGCACCGTGGCCGCGCTTGTCGGCCCTGACCCGTCCCGAACCACGATGCTGATCGTGACCTGCTGACGCAGGCGCAGCACTCACCGGAGCCCCTTGCATGGCTGCAACTGTCCAACTCGTCGAGAAGAACGGCGCCGGAGGCACGACGACCGACAAGACCGGCGGCACCATCCGCTTCAAGACGGCCGACAACTCCACGGTCGACCTCGTCGCCCCGATCGTCAAGCCGGCGTCGGGCTCCAACTGGTCCTTTGAGAAGTGGCTGCGGCTGAACATCACCGGCGGCACGTTCTCCCAGATCACCAACGTCGGCGTCTACAGCGACGGCTCCAGCGGCCTGGGCACCGGCATCAACATCTGGGCGAAGGCGGTCACGACCTACGCCACGCCGGCCCTCGGCACGGCGAGCACCGGCTACGCCAACTTCTTCACCTTCGTCACCGGCTCGCGGCTGAGCCTCGGCGCCGGCCCGTTCACGGGCACCGGCGAGAAGGGCGACCACTGCGTGATGCTGGCAGAGGTCACCTCGACCGCATCGGGAGGCCTCACGCCGAGCGAGACGCTCACGCTCGCCTGGGACGAGATCTGACGCATGGCCGCACCTGATCTGGCCGCCGTGCAGGACGCGCAGCCATTCGAGATCGTCGACGCCGATGGCGGCGCCAAGGTCGCGAGCAACGGGCGCGTGAGCCTCACCGTGCTGCCGGACGTGCAGGCCGACGGCGGCGTGCGCCTCTTCAAGCGCCGCGCGATCAAGGGCATCAACGTGCGCCCGGCCGGCGAGGTCGCGCTGCCGCTGCTGAACCAACTGGCCGGCGAGCTCGTGGCCGACCTCGGCATGCCGTCCTTCGCGGTGGCCGACCGGCTGCGCGCGATCGCCGACCAGGTCGTGCCGACACCGCCGCAGCGCGTCGAGTGGGTCGTCGCGGAGGTCGACGGCCGGCTGCGCGTGTACTTCGACGGCGATCGCGTCATCGTCACCGGCCTGGACCTGAATCCATGACTCTTCATCAACGCATGGTCCGCGCTGCGCGGCGCGTGGGGTAAGCAATGCTCATCGGCGCCGGAACTTCCGCAGTCCTCCAGCTTGTCACCTCGGCGGCAGGGACAATCCACGCCAGCGGCTCAGTCGTGGTGGTGGACCAATCGACCCCGCCGGTGGTGCAGGGCTCGACCACGGCCCCCTTCACGCCTGCGGCCATCTCGACCGCGACGACGACGCCGCTGGTGACGGGCATCGCGTCGCGCATCACGCGGCTGATCGAGTGCTCGATCCGCAACGCGCACGCCAGCGTCGCCAATGACGTGACCGTGCAGCGCACGGACGGCACGAACACCGACACGGTGATCAAGGCCACGCTGAACGCGGGCGAGGCGCTGGTCTACACCGGTTCGACGTGGATCCACTACGACGCGAACGGCGTCGTCAAGGTGAGCAACCAGCCGCCGGACGTGCAGACGTTCACCTCGGCCGGCGCGCAGACCTGGACGAAGCCGACCGGGTTCACGCCGAAGGTCGTGGAGGTGTGGGCCTGGGGCGGTGGTGGCGGTGGTGGCGGCGGTGGCTCGCTCGCCACGGCTGTCGTCTGCAAGGGCGGCGGCGGTGGTGGTGGAGGGGCGTGCGTCGTGCGCAGGTTCGCGGCTGCCGATCTTCCGGCGACCGTCACCGTCACCGTCGCGGCGGGCGGCACGTCGGGCGCTGGTGGCACGGCCGGCGCTGCAGGGTCCACTGGCGGCATCGGCGGGACGACGACGTTCGGCACCTACGTCAACGCCTTCGGCGGAGGTGGCGGTGCTGGTGGCGCGATCTCGGCTGCCGTGACTGGCGGTGGCGGCGGCGGCGGCGTCGGAACGTCTGCTGCATCGGGTTCTACGACTGGCGGCACCGGCGGATCACCGACAGCGGGCTCGCTCGGGGCTGGTGGGCAAGGCGTCACCGGTTCCACCGGCGTCAGCACGACCCAGAGCGCCGAATACGGCGGGGCTGGCGGCGCAGGCATTGCGGGCACGCCTGTGGCGGGCTCGCTCGGCGGGTCGTCCATCTTCGGCGGAGCCGGTGGCGGTGCGGGCGGTTCGCACAGCGCAACGCCTGCGAACATCGCGGGCGGTGCTGGCGGCGCCGGCAACTCCTACGCCCACGGCGGCGGCGGCGCGGTCGGAACCGATGGCGCAAGCCCAACGGCTGGAACAGCCGGCACCGCCCGCACGACCAGCGCCTTCGGCTCGGCCGGCGGCGGCGGCGGCACTACCGTCACGGCCTCGACCGCTGGTGCAGCAGGCGGCGCAGGCGGCGCGGGCGGACACGGCGGCGGTGGCGGCGGCGCGGGCATGAATCCGGGCGTCGGCGGCGCAGGCGGCGTCGGCGGCGTCGGCATGTGCATCGTCTACTCGTGGTGACCGGTGGCAAAGGATGCAGTCGCGCGCGGCTGGTCGATGCGGGCCAGCCTCGACGGGCAGCGCTACAGCGCGTGGCCGGCCGGCAATGAACTCTGGGTGCCTCCCCCGATCACCGGGCTGATCTTCCCCGGTAACTTCGTCGCAGGCGGCGACATCGCGCTCGACTGGACCACGGGCTGGGACCGGCTCAATCACACCTCGATCTGGCAGGCCAAGTTCGACCAGCAGTCGGGCTATTACGCCTGGGAGTGGGAGGTGTTCACCGACAACGCCTGGCACTCCAACGACGGCACCAAGCACGGCGAATTCGGGTGCCATCCGTACCCGACTGACGGCAACGTCAACGGGCAGGGTTACTCGTCAGGAACAGGCCCCGGCGGGACCGTTCACTACTTCGAGATCGCCAACGGCGGCGACAAGATCAGCGATCCGCCCGGCAGCCCGAAACAGGTCATCAAGGGGCAGTGGTACACGCAGGCGAAGACCTGCGAAACGGTCGGCAGCGACTACGTGCACAAGTTCTATCCCGACCTGACGCGCGATCCAGGCTACGCGCTGACCTGGGTCATCCCCACGGGCTCGTTTGAGGCATCGCCGATGAAGCATCGCAACGGCGCCTCCCCCTGGACGCCTGCGGGCTCTGGCAACCAGGAGTGCCCGAGCGGCACCTTCCGCTTCTTCCTGAAGTACACCCGGGCGCTGACGATCACCGAGATCCTCGCGAAGACCGGTCTCTCGTCGAACGACACGACGGACCCGGATCGCTACTACTCCAACATCAACCCGACGCCGAGCGACGTGACCGACAAGTCGGGCCGTGGCCATGACCCGACCTGGGCCACCGGCAACAGGCCGACCCTCTTCTCGACGTAGCCATGGCATTCGTCCAGAAGACCAACTCGGGCGCGCTGCAGACCGCTTCCAACTCGGTCAGCACCGCGGCATTCGCGTCGAGCGTCGCGGCGGGCAATTTCCTCTGGGTGATCGCCACCTGGGGCTCGCTGGGCACGCCGAGCAGCGTCACGATCAACGGCCAGGCCGCGACCGCGCTGCTCACCTCGCCGGTGCAGGACACCGGCAACAGCCAGTCGGCGAACATTTACTACGTCGTCAACGCCACGGGCGGCAGCACGACGGGCGCGACGATCAACTTCGCAAGCGCCACCAGCTTCGTCGGGCTGATCGCGCACGAGCACAGCGGCATCGCCACCAGCGCCGCGACGGACGGCAACGGGTCGATCTACCTCGTCGCCGGCACAAGCGCCACCACGTCGAGTTTCACGACGGCGGCGTCGGGCGACGAGATCATCGTCGGCTTCATCGACTCGTCCGGCACGACCACCGCGGTCAACACGCCGACCGCGACGAGCTCGACGCTGACGATCCGCGACACGACCGGTGCCGTGGAGATGTCGTCGGCGTCGGGCACGCAGACCGCATCGGGCGCCAGCACCGCGACGTGGACATGGACGGGTGTCTCGAGCGCGCTGGTGGTGGCCGGCGCGTTCAAGGTCTCGGGCGGTGGCGGGTCGTCGCCGACCATCACCACCACCAGTACGGCGAACGCGCCCTACCAGTCGTCGCTGACGATCACGGGGAACAACTTCGGCGTCACGCAGGGCGCCGGAACCGTCACCATTGGCGGCACGGCGCAGACGGTCACGGCGTGGAGCAACACGTCGATCACGGTCACGGTCGCGCGCGGGGCGAACAAGTACGGCTCGGCGCTGAACATCGTCGTCACCGAGAACGGCGGGCTGTCGTCGTCGCCCTACTCGCTGGCGAGCATCCAGCCGCAGGCGGGCTGGTCCTACGTCACGATCGGCACGCCGAATCCGAACCTGACGAAGCGGCTCTCGGCCACGCCGGACATCGCCTCGGGCGACCAAATCGCCTACGACAACCTGTCGGGCGCGGTCATCGTCAACGACGACGGGTCGTTCTCCGCCTCCACCGCGGTGACGGCCTTCACCTTCGAGGTCTGGTCGAGCGGCTGGGGCACGTCGGCGATTCAGACGGTCTACCCGGATACCTACCCGGCGGCCGACTTCCTGTTCGTCGACCAGGCCGCCAAGGTCTCGGAGTTCCGCGCGCTGCTGGACCCGAGCACCTGGTTCGGCCCGATCAGCGTCGCCAAGTGGTTCGCCGACGAGCTCGTGCAGACGGCCGGGGCAACGCAGGTCAGCATCACGACCAGCCTGTCGGCCGCGGTCCAGATCGCGAACGCCGCGACGGCCTCGATCGCGGCGGCGGTGCAGACCTCGCCGAGCGCGACGGCCAGCATCGCAGCCGCTGTGCAGCAGGCACGCACGGCGACGGCGCAGATCGACGCAGCGGCGCAACTGGCGCGCACCGCGACGGCGAGCATCGACACTGCTGTCCGCGCTTCCGGCTCGCAGTCGGCGAGCCTCGCCGCAGCGGTGCAGGCGGCGAACTCGGCCTCGGCCAGCATCGGCGCCGCGCTGCAGATCGCCACCTCGGCCGCGACCAGCATCACCGCGCTGGTGCAGGCGCAGACCCAGGCCACGGCCTCGATCAGCCTCCAGGTGCAGGCCGGCTTCAGCCAAACGGCGAGCACCGACGTCCTGGTGCAGCAGGCGCGCAGCGCGCTCGCGACGATCGACGCCGCGGTGCAGGTCGCCCGCAGCGCCGCGGCTAGCCTGGAGGCCGCAGTCCAGACCGCACGCAGCGCCACGGGCAGCATCGACCTGCCGGTGCAGGCCGGGCGCTCGAGCGCGGCATCGATCGACCTGCAAGTTCAAGCTGGCTCGACCGCCTCGGCGTCGATCGCTGCCGCGGTGATCGCTTCCGCCTCGGCTTCGGCCTCGCTGACCCTGGCGGCGCAGGCCGCGCGCACCGCTCTCGCGTCCGTTGACGCCGCCGTCTCCGTCCAGCGCCTGATCACCGCCTCGATCCAGGCCGCCGTCTTCGGAGGCGTCAGCCTCGCCGCCGGGTTCGACCTGTTCGTGCTCGGCGACACGCCAGCCGGGCCGGACGCCTTCTGGCGCTACGACGTCCCATCCGACGGCGGCCTGCGCTACGACGTCCCGCAGGCCTCCCTACGCTTCGACGTGCCAGACGAGTCGCTCCGCTTCGACGTGCCTAGCATCGGCGCCGGAATCACCATCACCTGAGAGAACGCGATGACCATCGGCGCAGCCTGGGACGTGTCGGATCCGAAGAAGCCCTGGGCGCTCTGGGATCCGGACGCGAACATCAAGATCCCGATCGGCGTCGACGCATGGCTGGCCGACCTCGGGACGACCTACGGCAGCCATCAGGTGATCGCGAATGCGCCGCTGCAGTGTGTCGCGGCTGGTTCCTACGCCGCCGGCACGATCGAAGTCCGCATGGCGCTGGTCGCATCGCCGACCTACACGGCCGGAACGAAGTACCCCTTCACTCTGCGCATCACCGGCGCCGACGGCATCACGAAGGACGACCGCACGCTCTGGCTGAAGGTAGCCCAGCGCTGACGGTCCCCGCGCGCGGCGGGCGCGCTCCGTAGCATCCCGCGGCATGTCCTCGATCGCCTCCTGGTCCTACACCGCCACCGCCACGCACTGGCCGGTGACGGGCATCGACGACTGGACGCGCAAGGCCACCTTCGGCGCTCCGGTCACGTTCCCGTGCGACTACACCGCGCAGGCGACCAAGATGACCGACGACCGCGGCGAGGAGTTCGTGTCGCGCAACATCCTCTTCACCGAGCGCTCGAGCATTAAGCGCGGCGACTGGGTTCTGATCGGCGCCTCGACGGCGGCCGACCCGACGACCGTCGCCGATGCGATGGAGGTTCGGTCGGTGGCGCGCTTCGCCGACACCTTCGAGCGCAGCGCCGACGATTGGAAGGTAGCGACGTAAATGAGCCGCGCCAAGGTCACGAACAACCTGCCGCAGTTCCTGAGCGACGCGCAGCGCAAGGCCGCGCGCGGCATGACGCAAGCGCTGGTCATCGGCACATCGGAGGCGAGCGTGCTCACCCCGTTCGACACCGGGACGCTGCTGAACTCGCAGTTCTGCGACGTACGTCTGGTCGACGGCAAGATCGTCGGCGTGGCCGGCTACACCGCGAACTACGCGCTCCCGGTGCACGACCCGAAGAACCTGCAGAACTTCCGCCGCGCCACCGCCGAAAAGGAGTTCTTGCGCAAGGGCTTCGAGCGCGCGCGCAGCACGATCGACGACGTGATCACCGGAGCGCTCAAGACATGAGCACGCCGTCCGACGCTGTGCGCACCTTCCTCGCGCCCCTGCTGCCGTCCTGGCGCTTCCAGTTCGGCCGCTGGATGGACGGCGCGCGCACCGACCGCTACGTCGTCGTGCGGCCTGCCGGCGGCCTGCCGGTGTCGCTCACGCGCGAGCCGCAATACACCCTGTTCTTCATCGGGTCGGAGAACGACGACGCGACAGTCGTCGCCGACGCGGTGAACACCGTCATCGAGGCCATGCGCATCAGCAGCGGCGGCCTCGTCTTCATGCAGCCGGCCGAGCCGGTGTTCGTGCCGACCGACGATGGCCGGCCTGCTTTCGAGTTCGCCATGTCGGCGATCGTCAACTAGAGGAGCTACCCCATGGGTGCATTCACCGGGCGAGACGTACAGATCGAGTTCGCCATCGCAGACGAGGCCGCCACCTATTCGGGCCTCACCTTCCTGCCGCTCGGCATGATGCGGGACAAAGGCATGGACATCAGCTGGGACACGGTCGACGCCACCGCCGACGACTCGCCGCAGTTCACGAAGGAGAACCTCGTCACCTTCAAGCAGGTCGAGTTCTCCGGCTCCGGCGTGGCGCGCACCGAGTCGGTCCACAACCAGGCGCAGCTGAAGGCGCACATCTACAACCCGCCGGCCAGCACGGGTAACCAGCCGAAGATCTGGCTGCGCCAGACCGCTCCGGACGGTGTCACCTACGGCCCCTTCATCGCGTCGAAGTGGTCCAACGCCTCGCCCTACTCCGACGTCGTGACCTGGGACATGACCGCCATGTCGAACGGCGCGATCACCTTCGTCCCGGCCTGATCCTGAAGGAGCACTGAACCATGGCAGCTATTTCCAGCGTCACCCCGACCCCGGGCGCCTTCGCCGCTGCGCCGGCCACCCTGACCGCGAGCGACACGATCACGATCGCCACGGGCAAGAAGCAGCTCGCGGTCTTCCGCAACGGCACCGGCGGCGCGCTGAACCCGATCATCGACGGCGCCGGGGGCTCGAGCATCGACGCCTCGGTGCTGGGCCTCGGCTCGGTCAACGTCGCCTCCGGCTACACCTTCTCGCTGGCCGCGGGCGAGACGAAGGCGATCGTCCTGTCGAGCATCTCGGCCTACTGCCAGGGCGTCGTGACGATCACCGGCGGGACCGGCGTCAGCCTGACCGTCTTCGACCTCTGACGCCTGGCGTCCCGTGCTCGTCGAATGCGGCTACGTGCGTGCCACGGACGGGGATGGAGCGGAGTTCACCTTCGCCCCGTCGCTCGGCCGCATCGCGTCGCTCGGCAGCCCGCACGAGATCGTCGAGATCTTCGCGGCCCTGCACGGTCCGCACGCTGAGCGCGAGTCGGCCTACGTCCTCGCGTGCCTGTGCGAGCAGGATGATCCCTCTCCGCTGATCGGCTGGCGCGACGAGACCGGCTGGCACGATGGAAGCATGCCGCCGAGCGAGCGCGTGATCATCGCGCGGCACCTGATGCAGCACGGCATAGTCGGCAAGGCCCGGCCGGAGTCTACCGGCAGCGGCACCTACAGCCCGACCTTCGACGCCTCGGAGTACATCGCCGCGGCGCGCGTGCACCTGGGGCTGAGCAGCGCCGACGCCGAGGCGCTGAGCATGAGCGAGTTCCAGCTGATGCTCGAGATGAAGTTTCCCGATGCCGCCAAGCGCGGTGCGAACGACATCCCCACCGCCGATGAGTACGCCGCGGCCGAAGAGGCTGCGCGCGCGCTGCGCGATCGTATCTTGATGAGGGAGGCCGCCAATGGCTGAAGGCACGCAGGTAGGTGGGATTTACTACTCCGTAACCCTCGACACGAAGCAGGCCATCGAGGCGCAGCGCGACGTCGATAAGGTCGTCGGTAAGGTAGAGACCACCCTAAACGCTGTAACGAAAGCGACGAAGACCTACACCGAGTCACTCGATCTATCGGCAAAGGTCAACAGGGAGCTAGAGAAGGCCGCCGAGAAGGCTGGTGCGGCAGCAGAGAAGGCTGCCCAAAAACGAGCGGAGGCCGCCGAGAAAGCAGCCGAGCGCGAGTCAAAGGCGGCCCAGAAGAAAGCCGAGGCCGTCGAGAAAGCCTCCGAACGTGAGGCAAAGGCTGCCGCAAGAGTTGCCGCGAGGGTCGCTGCCGATGCCGCCAAGGCAGCCGAGCGCGAAGCCAATGGAGGCATCTCAAACAAGCAACTTGAGGCAGCTACGCGCGGCATCGGTCCGCAGGTTACCGACATCGTGACCGGCCTTGCTACTGGCCAGGCTCCGATGACGGTTCTTCTGCAGCAGGGCGGCCAACTGAAGGACATCTTCGGGTCCGTCGGCAATGCCGTGTCTGCTGTCGGTGGATATCTTTTGCGGCTCATTTCTTCCCTGACAGTAACCGGAGCAGCCGTCGCCGCGCTAGCCGCCGCATTCTTCAAGGGCAGGGAAGAGGCCGAGGCCTTCAATGAGTCGATCACGATGACGGGCAACCGCTCGGGCGTCACGGTCGACCAGCTGGGGACGATGGCGACGCGCCTCGACGCGCTGGCCGGCATCACGCGCGGCAAGGCCGCCGAGGCGCTGAACGTCTTCGTGCAGTCCGGCGTGAGCGCTGCCGGCGGGCTGGAGAAGCTGACGGTCGCCGCGATCCGCATGGAGCAGGCCGGCGGCGCATCGATCGAGCAGACCGCCAAGGCCTTCCGCGACCTGGAAAAGGATCCGGTCGCCGCGGCGCTCAAGCTGAACGAGGCGGTCAACTTCCTGAGCGTGTCCACATACCAGCAGGCCGCCGCGCTGGCCGAGCAGGGCAAGCAGACGCAGGCGACGAAGCTGCTGCAGGACGCCTACGCCGACGCGGTGCTCGAGCGCACGCCGAAGATCCTGGAGAACGTCGGCGCGATTGAGAAGGCCTGGCGCGGCGTCAAGAACGCGGCGAAGGAGGCATGGGACCAGATCCTGAACGTCGGCCGCAGCAAGACCCTTGACGAGCAGATCAAGGAGACGATGGACGACATGGCGGTGATCAGGAACCGGCTCGCGCAGGCTGGCTCAGTTCCGTTCGCTGGCCGCAGGCCGTCTACCGACCGTGCCGAACTGGCCGCGCTGACCGCGCGCCTCAACGCGCTGCAGGCCGCCGCCGGCTTCTCCAAGCAGGCCGCCGACGCCGATGCAGGGCGCGCGAAGTCAGTCGAGGCACAGGCCAAGCTGGACAAGGACGGCGAGAAGCTGCTCGACAAGAAGGCCAAGGAGGAACGCGAGATTGCGCAGGCTCGCCAACTCGGCCTCGCAGCCGGATGGACAGAGGTCCAGATCGAAGAACGCATCAAGGCGATCCGGGCCAGCTACGCCGAGAAGGGTGGCCGGTCCGAGAAGGCGAAGTTCGATGCGGTCGCGTACCTCATCGGCCTGCAGGAGAAAGCGGCCGAAGGTTACGAGAAGATCGACCTCGCCGAGAAGCAGGCGATGCAGAAGAACGCCGAGCGGCTGAAGGCCGGCGACATCAACGCCGAGGTCTTCGAGCAGGCACGAACCGCCATCCGTGCGCAGGCTTCGAAGGAGCGCCAAAAGCTCGCGGAGAAGGAAGAGGCCGACGCGACCTCGATCCTCCGTCGCGGGTTCAACGAGCGGGACGCCGAGGCGCTGAAGGCCGCGCAGGCTCGCCAGAAGGGCCAGGACATGGCTCGCGGCATCATCTTCGGCGGCAGCGAGATCGCGCAGATCCAGGCCGACGCCGAAGCGAAGTCGGCTCTCCTGCTGCAGTACGCCGAAGAGGATCAGGCGAACGCCGAGCTCTACGCGCAGGCCCGCATCGAGCTCGAGCGCCAGACGAACGAGCGAATCCGCCAGATCGTCGAGGGCGAGCAGGAGAAGAAGCGGAAGGCCGAGGTCGACGCGCTGTCGTCCTATGGCTCGCTCTTCGGCTCGATGGCCGACATCGTGAAGGCGTTCAGCGGCGAGCAGTCGAAGACCTACCGCGCGCTCTTCGCGGTGTCGAAGGCCTTCGCAGTGGCCGAGGCGATCATGAACATCCAGGCGGCGATCGCCAAGGCTTCGAACCAGCCATTCCCGGCGAACCTTGCCGCGATGGCGACCGTGGCCTCCGCGACCGCCGGCATCATCGCGACGATCAAGGGCGTGCAGTTCGGCGGCGGCCGGCAGTACGGCGGGCCGGTCACGGCAGGCACGCTGTACCGCGTCAACGAGGGCGGCCGACCGGAGATGTTCACGGCGGCCAACGGCGCGCAGTACATGCTCCCGACCAGCGGTGGCAACGTCTCGCCCAGCGGGGCGAGTGCCTCGCCGGAGTGGAAGGTCATCGTGAACAACGCACCGCCCGGCACATCCGCCACTGTCGACCAGTCCGCGCGCATCATCGAGATCGCCGTCGGACGCGCGAAGGCCGAGGTCGCCAGCGACATCGCCAGCAACAGCGGCGTCGTCTGGTCGGCGATGACCGGGGCAACCAACGTCCGAGGGCGCTTCTGATGGCCGACGCCTATCCGTTCCACCTGCGCACGATCCTCGCCGCCTCGAAGAAGCGCAGCCAGGCGGCCAGCTTCACCGTTTCGGAGCCGCGCCGCGGCTACGCCTACGTTCAGGCGGTCGGCACCGATGTCCCGCTGCTGTGGGACGTTTCCTTCGCCTTCACGCGCGCCGAGGCTCCGGTGTTCCGCCTCTGGTTCAAGCTGAACACGCAGAGCGGCCTGAAGGAGTTCACGCTGCCGATCCGCACCGAGTTCGGCCTGGTGACCTACACGTGCCGCTTCCTGTCCGACAAGCTGATGGACACCGGCGAAGCGGGCAACGTCTTCACCTACAGCGCGACGATCATGGCGCGCGCCGAGGTGATCCCGGATGAGTATCTGGTCGCGGCCGACCTGATCGTCGGGCTGCCGCAGTGGGAGGAATACCGGCGCATCCTCGACCTCGTGATGACGCAGGAAATGCCGGTCTGAGCGATGGATAAGCGCGTCTTTTGGGCCACGAAGTCGCCCCTGCCAGAGTTCCACGCGATCGCCTTCGAGCACACGTCGTTTGAAGCGCCGATCCGCCTCGTCGCGAACCAGTTCGCCGAGGTCACGCTGGCCGGCAACGTGCATACGCCCGCGGGAATGGCGATCAAGCCGCCGGAGCAGAAGGGCGACGTGCAGCCGCGCCTCGTGCTGTCCTTCCCGCGCCAGGAAGTCGGCATGGAGTTCAAGCGCCAGCTGCGCCGGGTCTACGCCGCCGGAAGCCGTGATCCCATCTCGGTGACGTACTCGATCTTCCTCGGTGACACCGACGCGCCTGCGATCGTGTGGGAGCTGTATGTCGCCGAGCAGGGCGGCGTTCAGTTCACCGACACCGCTGTGCAGGTCACGGCGACCGACGACAACCCGATGCGCCGCAATGTCGCGCTGATCTACGATCCGAGCGTCTTCACGGGGCTCGAGAACATCTGACCCGAAGGCCCGCTTCCTAGCATCCCTCGCGATGCAGGGCCTACTGTCTCCCGATGCCTTCGCCGCCCGCATGGTCGGCGTCCCTTGGCGCCGCTGGCGCTCCGACTTTGAGGCATGCGACTGCTACGGCCTGGTGATCCTGTACTTCCGCGCGGTGCTTGGCGTCGACCTTGGCGAAGTTCCGGAGACCGGCATCGCTGAAGGCTTCGACCAGATCCGCGGCTGGCAGCAGTGCGGCATGGCCGAGGCCGGCGCGGTCGGCTTCATGACCTGGCGCAACGGGGCGCCGACGCACTGCGGGGTCGTGATGCCGGGCGGCCGGCTGCTGCACGCGCAGGAGGGCTACCCGATCCCGCTCAATGGGTCGGTGAAGGTGTCGCGGCTGGCGGTGCTGCAGCGCGCGTGTCCGGACCTGCGCTTCTACCGGTACGCGCCCACATGCTGATCATCTTGAACGACCCGACCGGTGCGACGGGCCTGCGCCGGCATCAGCTCGACCTCGGCGTCAGCCTGCAGGAGAACATCGAGCGCCACCTGAGCGGCGGCGCCGACGCGGTGCTGCGGATCAACGGCGTGAAGGTCGACCCGCTGTCCGATCCGCGGCTGGACGTCCCGCCAGGGCCGAGCGACACCGTCGTCGTGGAACTGCGGCCGGCCGGCTTCGACCCGGTGACGGTGACCTACATCGCTGCGACGGCGGCCACCGCGACGGCGATCTACACCTACGTCTCGATGCGCCGCATGACCGGCGCGCAGGACGCCGCCGTCGGCAAGGAGAGCCCAAACAACTCGCTGACCGGCCAGACCAACGTCGCGCGGGCCTACCAGGCGGCGCCAGACGTGTACGGCTATCGCCGGCTGTGGCCCGACCTGATTCAGTCGTCGGTCGTGGAGTACGTCGATCACGTGAAGTACGTGACCGAGTGGCTCTGCCTGAGCCGCGGCATCGGTGACATCACCTCGGTCCAGTACGCCGACACGCCGATCGAGGACATCGGCGGCTCGAGCTTCGAGGTGTTCGAACCGGTGGCGCCTTCCGGTGGATACCCGGAGGATGGCCAGACGCTGATGCGCGACGTCTTCGAGACGTTCGCCTCCGACGAGGTCAACGGGCAGGAGATGACCTATGCCGCGCCGTACCCCGCGGTCACGAAGAGCGGAACCTTCAATGCGGGATCGGGTGCGACATCCTTCACGATCAACATCCCCGACGGCTCTGACCTTGCCGACCTGAAGGCTGCGGCGCCGAGCGGCACGGCGACCGTGAACTTCACCTACGGCGTCGGGCCGAGCACGTTCAACGAGACCTGCACGGTCCTGTCGTTCTCGGTGGCATCCGGCAACGCCACATTCACCTTCAGCAGCTCGGCGTGGGGCTCGGCCGAGAGCGGATCGTCAACCTTCACGATCACGCGGCTCGGCACCGTTTACACCGTCCTCGGGCCGTACACGCTGCAGACGCAGAGCGACCGGCTCTGGTGGAACGTCGTCTACTTGCGCGGCCTCGTCGGTACGGTGAACTTCGAGGCGCAGTGGTGGCAGATCGACGCGCTCGGCGTCGAGGTGCCAGGCACGCGCGAGATCTACAACTTCGGGCACACGGCAGCCACGTACGACCAGCGCTTCTTCACGCAGAAGGTCACGCCGCTGGCCGGCTTCGGGCGCTATCGCATCCAGTTCCGCCGGACCTCGCTGCAAGTCGATTCGAGCGGCGCCGACGTGGCGAAGCTCGAGGAGCTCTACGCGGTTCGCTACTACGAATCGAAGACGCTGCCAGGCGTCACGGTGGCGCGCATCACGACGAAGGCGACGAACTCGGCGACAGGCTTCTCAGACCGGAAGTTCAATCTCCGGTGGCTGCGCCACGTGCGCGAGCTCGACACCGACGATCTGAGCCCGTCGCGGAACTTCGCGCGCGCGATGGCGCACCTCTGGACGATCGCGGGGAACCCTATCAGCGGCATCGACACCGACGCGCTACGTGCCATCAATGCAGAGCACGGCGAGGACTCTCCGCTGCTGCGCTTCGACGGCAGCCTCGACGATGCCGACATGAGCCTTGGCGAGCGCATGGCCTTCATCGCCGACACGGCGCGCGTCTTCATCTGGCGCGACGGCGTGAAGTGGACCTTCGCGCGCGATCAGTACCGGCCGACGCCCGATGCGCAGTTCGACTACCGCAACCTTGCCGCGAACGCGTCTCCCGCGCAGGCCTTCTCGTCGGTGATGCCGGCCTCTACCGATGGCGTCGAGGTCGAGTTCGTCGACGAGACGACTCAGCAGAAGAAGAGCTATGTCCGTTACTCAGTCGTCGGCGGCAAGCTGTCGCCCGGCCAGTCTCGGAACCCGCGCAAGGTGCGCCTACCGGGCTGCGCAACGCTGGCACAGGCAGACAACCGCGCGCAGCTCGAGGCGAACCGGCTGCTCTTTCAGCGCGAGTTCGTCAACGACACGGCGCTGTCGGATGCGATGGATCTGGGCATCGGATCGACGGTGCGCTGGGTCGATCCTTCCGACTTTGGCGGTGACGGGCTGCAGGCCGGCGAGGTGCTCAGCATCACCGGCAACGTCATCACGACGTCGGAGGTGCTCGACTGGGGCAGCGAGACCACCGGCCGAATGATCTTCACCGGCGAGGACGGCCGGCGCCTGACGCCGACGACGCAGTGCATCAAGGTCGACGGCGGCGTGCAACTTGCCGTCGTGCCGCCTGGCCTCTACGTGGCCGACGAGTCCCGCCAGTGCGGCAGCCGCTACGCCTTCGCGGTCGGCCTCACGAAGCAGGAGATCGAGACCGCCGGCCTTTACACGCTGAATTCGCTCAGGCCCGAGGGAGAGGGGAGGGTGTCCATCTCCCTAGCATCCCTCGACATTCGCATCTATGCCGGCGACGGCGTGGTTGCGGCGGATACCGAGGACGAGGCGGTGATCGTGCCGGTGCTGCCTGAACTCAGCTACTCGGCGACCTACGGCGGCGCATCAGCGACTGACTTCGTCGGCACCGACATCGACTCCGGTGGATCTTCGTCGACGAGCTTCGCTGGCCTTGATCTTGAGTACGGGGGAACTGCATGACGACGGTACTGCGCCGCAGACAAGAACGGGTCGACACGGCTGCCAACTGGGCCAGCGCGAACCCGGTCCTGCTCGACGGCGAGCTCGGCTATGACAAGACCGCCGACCGGATGAAGGTCGGAGACGGCGTGTCGGCCTGGTCCGCGCTGGACTTCGTCGATGCCTTCAATCGGTCCTTCCAGGTCAACGTGCGCGACCCCGTCTTCGGCGGATGCAAGAACGACCGCAGCGTTGACGTGTCGAGCGTCTTCCAGACCGCGCTCGACGCGCTGCGGTCCCCGATCAGCGTCGGCGGATCCGGCAGCTTCAACTATCAGAACTGGTACGGCGGAACGCTGCATGTCCCGGGCGGCATCTACAAGCTGTCGAGCACGATCGGCCAAACCAGCGCGACCGGCTTCGACCGCGTCGGTGTGCGCATCAAGGGCGACGGGATGCGCACGACGGTGCTCTACACCGACACGCTCGAGCGCGTTCTGGACTTCGCGGCCTCGGGCATGTTCGTCGCTTTCGAGGACTTGTCGATCGTCGTCTACACGAACCTCTCGGCGTCCACCGCCGCGAAGATCGTGAACCTCGTCGGAGTGCTCGGCTGGTACATGAACCGGGTCGAGGTCTACGTCCGATCCGGAGGCAACGAGAACCTCGGCGTCATGCACGTGTACGCGCAGGACAGCTACTACGGCGTGATGAACGCCTGCAAGACGACGACCTTCGCGCAGCAGCTTCCGCAAGGCGTGAAGCATGCCATCAGCGGCAGCACGACCTTCGCGCGCCTGAGCGGATGCCACATCTACTCGAAGAACAACAATGCCCTCGTCGTGCGCGATCACACCTGGGGCAACCCGCACCGCTGCATGACGCTGGAGGACGACGATGGCGTCCTCGTCGATGGTGGATCGGCCGAGTGGTTCAACCAGGGCTTCGGCTTCATCGGCAATAGCTCGCTGAACGTGGTCCGGCATGTCCGATTCGAGGCGCACCCGGAGGTCTCGCACAAGTACCTTGGAAACGACCAGCACTGGCTCGCCAAGTTCGGCGAGCGCACCTTCGACAACGTGGTCGACCTCCCGAACGCGAACAACCTGCCGGTCGACAACACGCGCAACGGCATCGTCGACCTCAGCGGGTCAAACATCTACCGCGTCGCCGGTCTCGCGAACACGCAGATCTCGCGGAGCATGATGGCGAACGCGAGCGGATCGGCTGCGCACAGCACGGTCTGGACGACCTCGGGCACGGCCACGATCACCGATGTCACCGCGGACCTGCCGCCTGACCAGTCGATCGTCGGTGCGATGCAGCTGGCGGTGACCGGCAACATCGCGGGAGCGACACGCGCGGCCTTCGCTGTCGACCCGCAGCGCCTGAACGCGTGGACCTTTCGCTACTGGGCGAAGCGCACCGCCGGCCAGCAGCAGATGCGCTACATGGTCGAGAGCAACGTCGCGGGCCAGTACCTGGTGACCGACCTCAGCCGGTCCGCGATCACGGCGCACCTGCTGAACGGCAAGACGATCAGTCTGTCCGGCGCGACGTGGTCAGGCGGCGTCGCAACCTACACGACCGACCAGGACAACCACTGGCTCGTCACGGGCCAGAACGCGGGCGTCTCGGGCATGACGCCGGCCGGCTACAACACCGCCGGCCAGGTGACGGTCCTGAACGCCACGCAGTTCACGCTCCCGGTCGCGAGCAACCCGGGCAGCAACGGCGGGGCCGGTACCGGCACGCGCTTCAGCTATGACAGCGAATACACCAACATCGGCGAATGGCACGAGGTGAAGGGCGTGTTCAGCGTGCGCCGCGTGGTGACGGGCGTCTCCGCGACTGGCTCACAGGTCACCTACACCTTCGACGGCCCGCACCGCATTCCGAACAATGTCGGCTGTCAGGTCAAGGTCTGGGGCCTGTCGATCGCCGGCTACAACGGCACCTTCAACGTCGTGAGCACGACCAGCACGACGGTCACGGTCACGAACGCCACCACCGGCACGCCGACGGCCGGCTTCGACGGCGTGGCGCTGGGCTTCGGCGGCTACTTCGGCAACGTGACGGTTCGGCTCGGCAACGAAGGGTCAGGCTCTGCGACCTGGCTGATCGCAGGGTTCAGCCAGATCCCGGGCAGCGATCGCCGCATCATGCTCAGCTATTCGAACTGAGGGACTGACGCGAGGGGCTCTTCCTAGCATGCCCCGGCATGACTACCCCGACGACCGCAGCCGTCCCGAGCAACGCTTCGGCGGATCTGCTCTTCAACGCCGAGAAGCTCGACGAGGTCTTGAACTCGTCGGCCCTCGCGTACTTCGACCGGCTCGGCGTCTCGCGCCTGACGGTGGCTGGCGCAATGGCTCGGATCTCGGCGGTCAACCCGCGTGGTACATGGGCGACTGCAACGCTCTACGCGGCGCGCGACGTGGTCCAGAGCTCGGGGACGTGGTACATCGCCCTCGACACGCACACCTCGGGCGCGACCTTCGCAGGTGATCAGACGGCGCACTGGCGCGTCTACCAAGGCGTCGTCGGGACGGACCTCTCCGACGTCGCGAGCGCGGTCAAGGGGCCGGCGCTGGTCGGCTTCAACCCGGCCCTGAACTACGCAGCGCAGACCCTCGGCGGCGCAGTCCTTCACGGTGCGCTGGCCCTGAGCCAGTTCACCGGCGCAGACCCGACAGGCGTCGGAGACAGCACGAGCGCGATCAACACCGCGCTCTCTGTCGCGAACACGCTGCGCACGCGCCTCCTCATCGATGGCCGCTATCGCTACACATCGCAGATCGTGCCTCCGGCGCGCACGCAGCTGATCGGCGTCGGGCACACGAGCGATGCGTCGACCGGTGGCCGATCCCTGTCGTGCCTGATCAAAGACTTCAGCGGCTCGGCGGGCTTCCTGTTCAGCGGCGACGACTGCGCGGCGACCGGAGTTCAGTTCGACTCGGTGGCCGCGCGCACCGGTGACGGCGTGCAGATCACGGGCTCGCGCTTCCGCGGCACGTCATGCGCGAGCACGAACGCCGGGCAGGATGCCTGGCGCATCGGCGCCGACTCGGGCTCCTTCAACGCGAACCTCTGGAAGCTCGACGGCTGCGTCGGCCTCTCGGCTGGTCGGCATGGCCTCTACGTGCATGACCCGGCCGTTCCGTCCGACGTCAACGGCGGCGTCTGCATCGCGTTCGATGGCCGCAACTGCGGCGGCGATGGCATCCGCGAGGGCGCGTCGACCTGGAACACCTACCTCGGGATCGTCTGCCAGACGAACCTTGGCGCCGGGTTCCGCATCACCAGCGCGTCGCGCGGCTGTGCCGTTCGTGGTGGCGACATCGAGGGCAACGCACTGGCCGCCTTCACCGGCTCGATCAGCGGGACGACCCTCACCGTCACCGCGGTCTCTTCCGGGGCGCTGGCGATCGGCTCGCTTCTCGTGAGCGTGACTGCGGGGCTCGTCCAGACCGGAACCTACATCACCGCTCTGGGCACCGGCACGGGCGGCACGGGCACCTACACGGTGAACCTGACCCAGACCGTCGCCTCGACTGCAATCACTTCGAACATCAACGGCCTGGTCGAAGCCGGTTCGCTTTCGCACGACATCGCGGGCAGCTTCTACGGCGGCGCGGCTTCGACATGGTTCGACGCGAGCGGCATCGACGGCGGGAACTCGATCAGCAACTTCGACAACTCGATCTCGAAGCTCGCGCGCGGCGCCTGGATGGTGCTGCACAACCTGCTCGCCGGTGGCGCTGCGGCCGTCGACTTCTGGGCCGAGACCTTCAACGTCGGCCGCATCAGCGCGACGAAGACCGGCACCAACGGCGGCGAGGTCCGGGTTCGCACGAAGCGCGACTCGGGAGGCGTTGCGACGTCGGCCATCTTCTGGGACAGCCTGCAGCGCACCATCACGCGCGCCGCGCTGGCCGAGACGAACGTCGGCGTCACCTACTCGCCGAGCATGACGATCGACGCATCGCTCGGCAACCGCTTCCAGGTCACGGCGAACAACGCAACGGCGTTCACTTTCAACGCGCCGACGAACCCATCGGACGGCCAGCGCTTGACGATCTGCCTGCGCAATGCCTCCGGCGGTGCGCTCGGCACGATCACCTGGAACGCGGTCTTCAAGATGGCCGCATGGACCAGCCCGGCGACCGCGTTCTCGCGCTCGATCACGTTCCGCTATGACGGCGCGTCGTGGATCGAGGAAGCGCGCACGCCGGCCGACGTGCCGAACTGATCGTGATCGGCATCGGCGGAACGATGGCAGACGAAACCGTGCAGCACCGCGCACCGTCCGGGCGTCCGCTGCCGCAGCCGACCAAGTTGGGGCGCGTCTGCGTGCGGCGGCGTTGGCTGAAGGTCGGCCCGGAGCAACACCTGCTCACGGCCTTCTCGAAGGCAATCGCGGCGCGTGCTTCCGAAGCTGATCCAGACGCGGTGCGCCGCGACCCATTCAACCGGAGAGAAGCATGAACCTCGTGAACGTCCTGATCTCGATCGCGCTGATCCTGCTGGTCGGGGTGGCGGTGCTGGCGTGGGCGGCTGTCTCCCGGCGCCGCGTCGACCGGCTGGCGGCGCACGAGGACACGCGGCCGGCGATGCCCGAGGCGCGCGTCAGGCCGAAGGACGGCCCCGGGCCCTACCGGCCGAAGTGATGCGGCGCGACCCGATCAACCCGCTGGCGCTGCTCGTTGGCCTGATCCTCGCCTTCACGGCCTGGAACGCCTTCGACGACAAGCCGCGGGCCTTCTACCACTGCATGGCGCTGCTTGGCGTCGGGCTCATGCTGGCGATCGGCTGGCGTGCGCACAAGCGCCTGGCGGTCGTGTGCGCATACGGGGTCTTCCTTTACGGCTCGACGAGCGCGTGCGACCTTTCCTACTTCAAAGAGGCGAACGGCTGGCAGTACATGTGCGATGCCGGCACGAGCGCCCCAGTGTCGGCTATCACCCTAGCCGTTGGCGTGTTGATCGCGGGATGGCTACTAGGGGGCCGTGATGGCTGACGTAACGACGACTGCAACCGATGCAGTCGGGGCTGGAATTCTCGCCGGGGTCGTCGCAACGACTGGCGTCGATCCGCAGGTGTTGATCTACACCGGGATGGGAGCGACCCTCGGCATGGGCGCGGCGCCGCCGGCCGGCAGGTTCCGTGCCGTCTGCATGTTTGCTGCCGTCACGCTGCTCGGCGCAGCGCTCGGGCACTTCGTCGAGCATCACTTCTACCCGGGTGAGCTGGCCGTCCGCAACCTGTCGGGAGGCGTGGCGGCGGCGCTGGCTTACCCGATCCTCGGCGCCATGATGGCGAACGTCCCGCCGTTCATCGCCAGCGCACTCGACGGCTTGCTGCGACTTCTGAGGCTGAAGGCATGACGACTCTCGACGCTGCTGTTGTGCTCCTGTCCGTGTCGGCTACCGGCGCGATGCTGTGCCGCCTGGACGCGCTCAAGTTCAGCGAGCATCGGGTGGAAGTCATCGCGCTGCACATGCTGCTCGCGTGGGTGTCGATCGTCTCGGGCGTCCATGCGTGGGAGGGGGCGACCGACACGCAGGACGTGCTCGGGCCACTGGTTACGCTGTGCTGGGTCGTCGTGAGCCTGCCCACGTGGAGCGACGGGCCGCCGCGCAATGCGTCCAGCCGGCCGATGCCGTTGGACGATGACGACCTCGACCGCTACATCGGGGGCGGCGCGTGAAGGCCTGGCCGCTTCTGGCCTTGCTGCTGGCGGCACCTGGCGGTGCTCAGGTGCTGAACCCGGCCGTCACGCAGGCCACCATCGGCGACACGATCTGCAAGCCCGGCTGGGCAGCCAGCGTGCGCCCGTCGACCAGCTACACCGGCAAGGTGAAGCGCCGCCTCTTCCGATCGGCGCTCGAGGCCGGCGAGGTGCGCGACGGCGAGGACATCGACGACTTCGAACTCGACCACAACGCGCCGCTGGTCCTCGGAGGCCACCCGCGCAGCCTGGACAACCTGCGGTTGCAGCGCTGGGAAGGACCGGACGGCGCCTTCGCGAAGGATGCCGTCGAGCGCCGGATGCGCGACATGGTGTGCCGCGGCCAGATCGACCTGCTGCGCGCGCAGGTCTGCATGGTGACGGACTGGAAAGCCTGCTCGGGGAATCCGAAGGGCGGCGACCCCATCGTGAAGGAGAGAACGGAATGAGCGAACGTCGCGAGTGCATCGCCTGCGGGCGAGCGGGTCATCTGTCCGACGCCTGCCCGCGCAAGCTGTGGCGGTTCCCGGTCGTCCTGGCCGCCGCGCTGCTGGCCGGCTGCTCCACCGTCACCGGCGTGCGCGATCACGTGCTCGAGCAGGCCCAGCCGACCATCGTTCACGACGGCGAAGGCCGCGCCTGGATCTGGATGCGCGGCATGGTGCCGACAGTCGTCATGCGGCTGAAAGAGGCCGACAGGACCGAGCCGACGAAGCCCTGAAGGCTGTCCAACGAAAGCGCCGAGAGGCGCGCAGAACCTGGCGCGATTCCAGCCTCGGAAGTTGGACAGATCGGCCTGCAACCCGCGCCGTTGCGTGATTGCGCGGCAGCCTTCTAAGCAGCAGGTCGGGGGTTCGAGTCCCTCCGGGCAGGCCAGAATCAATGACTTAGCGTGTCTCGTGCACGCAACGTGTCCAAGATTCCGCGCCACGTCCAATTTCAGCGCGTCGGCTTGACCTTCCGCGCGTACTTCCCTTCGACGTAGTGCCGCGTCATCCGCTCGCCCTTGTGGCCGAGCAGGCGCTGCGCCGCGCGCATGTCCTCGTCGTCGCCGAGCGCGTCGACGCCGGCCCGACCGCGCAGGTCGTGGATGTGCAGATCCTCGATGCCGGCGCGCTCGCACGCGCGCACCCAGGCCGATCGGATGCCGGCATAGCGGTAGCCTCGGCCGCTCTGGGTCTTCAGGACGTGGCCGATCTTGTCGCCGCGTTCGCACGCCTTGATGGCGGCGCGCAGGGCCGGCGTCCATTCGACGAGAAGCTTCGTGCTGCCCTGTCCCTTGCCCTGATCGAACAGGATGCCGGCATCGGTCACGTCCTGCCACCGCATGCCGATCAGGTCGCCGATGCGCTGGCCGGTGAGCAGCGCGAGTTCGATCATCTGCACCAGCGCCTCGCCGTTGCGGCTCTGCTTCAGCGCTGCGGCCTTCACCACCTTCACCTCGGCGTCGGTGACGATGCGGTGCCGGCCGACGACCTTCTTCGGCGCGATGTTGTCGACCGGATTGTGCCCTTCACGCAGGCCATCGAGAGCGGCGAACGCGAGCACCTGGCGCAGCATGGTTCGGTGCATGTTGTGCGTCCGCGGCGTCGCGGCGTAGCGGCGCAGGTACTCGGCGGCGACCGGCGTCGTGATGTCGGCCGGAGAGAACTCGGCGAAAGCGTTCGCCATCTCGTCGGCGATCCGCTCCTGATCGGCGGCGGTCTTATCGGCCCAGTCGGCGCGCTTCTCGTCGAGCCAGCGCGTCAGGACGGCCGGCATGCGGTTCCGGTTCGACTCGCGCTCTCCTAGCGCCGCGAGGGCGCGGTACATCGCCGGCAGGCCTTCACGCTCGGCGGAGAGCCGGATCCACTTCCCGGCCGGCGTGACGAAGTAGTACGCGCCGTGCCGGAGGTAGACGCGCCGGGGCATGTCGCTGCGGGTCATGCGGTGCGGAGCTTGGGAGGACGAAGGCGCGGCTGCGGCGCATGCTGCTCTGCCGCCGCGGCGCCGGCTGCGACCGCATCATAGTGCGCTCGCTCGAGCACCACGCGGCCGAGGCGGTCACGGTACGCGCGCCAATAGCCGCGTCGGTGCAGGGCGGCCAGCTGCGCGGCCGGCTGGCGGTAGCCGGTGATCTCTTCGATCTGGTCTGGCGTTAGGGTCAGCATCGCCATCGCCTACAGGAACCCTTCGCCGCCGCACTCTCGGCATGGCGCGTTGTCCCCGTGCATGCACCATCCCTGCCCATTGCACAGATCGTCGCAGCACTGGATGTCGTTGCCATCTCCGCCGCAGGCCCAGCACGTGACGAGATCGCCAAGGTAGCGTGCGTCGTCCTCGTCGTTCCAGTAGTGGTCATCGTTCCAGTGCTCCGGGTCCGGATCTGGAACGTAGGGAGCTACCGCGTCGCCCGGCTCGTAGCAGCCGAGCAGCTCGAGGTGGAACAGCGCGCGGCCTTCGTGGTCGAGAGGATGTTCCATGGCCATCAGAACAATTCCA